CTACAGATTTATGCACGCTCTCTGTGGCCTGGTAGGCCACGGCCTGAGGCTCAACAGCAGTCTGAGCCCCAAACCAAGCGTCCCAGTGCTTCGCCCCGAAGGGCGAACACGGGTGTAGCAGAGAGAGTATGGTATTTCTGAGCCTCCGACCCGGTATACTAACAATCCGCTGAGTAAGGCGGGCAGTAGACCGGTATCCGAATCCCAGCGCTCGTAGCACTGACGCCAGGCGGATCGGACCTAGAGTGGCACATCGACTTACACACTCCATCATACACGTAAGCGAGCGATTAGAGATCGCAAACTCCCGGTATGAGAGAGGGGTAACATCGACCCCATCTAAGACGAACCGCTTCGCAAACTCAAAAGACCCCCGTACTCCTGGTAGCGATTTAGCTAGGCTTAGTGAAACACCTAACTTCCGGCACATATACTCGTAGCGTCTGGCGACCTTACCGTCCCCAATGACGATATCATCACCCAAAATACCATAACCCTCAAACCAGCCCTTATGGCCCTCCAAAAACGCACAATATTGTATAAGCGCGTGGTGGGAGATCGAAAACGCAGCCCACGAAGAATAGGCACCCATAGGCTGTCCGACAGCATATCGGACCTTTGACACGGGGTTGTTTTCCGAGAAGTACATCCCGTACTTCCCCTTCGCGCGCCCGTCTTTCAAGACTGGAAGGACAAAGTCACGACCAGTCATCAAAGTCTCCCATAAGGAACCAAATTCTTCATTGAACAACGCTTGTATGAGCGACACCTGGACCCTCAAAGGGAATCTATCAGTCGCGGAAGACAAATCGAACGACCAGAACTTCCGACCAGGGGAAGAGGCAGCCAGAGACCGGAGGTACTCTGCTGTCTCCGCCTGATCGAAAGTCCCGTCTACTCGAATGTCCCCGCGATTGAGGCCCTTCAGGACTTTCAGTAGAAAGTCGTGAAAGGGTTTCAACGCCACCTGAGACCAGTAGTCGATCATCGCAAATATCCGCACCTTCCCTGGTTCATATTTTAAAGACAGAGACCCAATCGGGCCTCTGGAAGGGTCTTCCCTCGGATCCCCACCCCAGTCACATTGGCTGGGGTCTCCTCTAGAGGCCCCGACGACCGCGGGTATCAACCAACGGAAATCGAGGTACTCAGAGAAGTCACGATAAGGGGACCACAGGTCACTGCAAGACAGCGATATCGCGTCTTTCCCCAGATTATTCATCTGGACGCAGCCCTGTACCGAGTTAGGACCTGACTTTAAAATAGCTATGAAATTACCTTTGAAGTACTCCATGAACCCTTTTTCTCTCGCCTTCTCGAAATCCTTTCCGAGGAGGTAAGGCATTCTACTCTTCAGCATGAAGATAAAATGATTCTGGATCCACGCTTCAAACTTGGCAACCGCCACCGAAGAGCCCGAAAATGGCTCTAGGATGGAGTCCAAACTAGCCTTCGCCTTCCAGTCTACTATCCGATACAAGGAGAATAGACTGGTCCAGAGACGGAAGATCGCAAGATCTCCACACCTCATGGAACGGCGATGGATAGCAGGAATCACTCGCGGAAAACCAGAAGAAGTGACGGATACCGCCACTCCGACCTCCCTACCATGCATCTTCCGACCTACCATTGCATTTTGCAATAGGATTAGGCAGGCCTTCAGATACACTGAGTATCCCGGCAAGCCTTGATACTTCACCACTCTTACGCTCCACCGTGCGAAATGGAGGATTCCTCCAGCAATCGTATGCGAAGTCTTCCCCATGATCAGAAAGGCAAACCTATTCATTCGCCCTACTAACCACGACTCGGATTTTAGACCGAGTTGCCACGCCCTGGGTGACCATAACTCCTGTAAAAAGGGATAAAATTGTTGTGTTTTTTTCATGATGGTTTTATTCTGGAGTTAATGGGGGTCCAGTGACGACTCCGGTTTCGCTTCACTATTGCTAGCTACGCGGCCGCAGGCACCCTGTTGAGGGACGTACTGGGAACGCTGAGGTTATTCAATCATACACTTACTTACGCTTGTGCAGAAGGAGTACCTCGACCTCATCCCCGAGAAAATGGATGGGGTCTAACAGACCCCGACCACCTCAAGGGGCGAGGCCCAACTTTCGCATAGGCGGCATCACCGATTCCTACAACTTAGGGAAGGGCTCCAGTTCTTATGTCTGGATGTTGCTTACCCGATGACGCTGGCTCGCCAACGGCCTCCTCTAAATTGTGTTGCTTTAACACACTTCTCACCCTGGGACCCAGGAACCCGTACCAACGGTACTCCTGGTGACGTAGGTTGGATCACTCCCTCTCACAGAGGAAAGGAACTAACCTTTAGGGTGCTCGAGTGTATCCGGTTTAGCCGGGTGCGCTTGTGCACCAGCGCCCCTCACGGGG